TTTTATTTTTTTTCTGCCAACGCTCAAATGATTTAATGATTAAATTTTTTTAAACACTAAAATATTTTGATGAACCTTTACAAGTTTTTGGCTTTTCATATTTCCGTTGGCTCTCATACTTGCACTTGCAATAGCATTTAAAAGTATTGCTTCGTTGTAAAATTTCATTCCACATTTTTCAAAAGCCTTTATAGTATCTGGAACAAATCCAATATAAAAACCATTCTTATCTCTTACCTCGCCAACTACAAAACAAGCATAACCACCTTTCTTTAATAGCTTACAACTTTTTTCAATTATGCTTTCATACAATGCCAGAAACTCTTTATAAGGCTTATTACTTATATCACCTTCCAAATCGCTATAAACTTCTAAATCTGCATAAGGTGGGCAACTCATAACCATATCAAATTCAATTTTCCAATTATCATCTAATAGTTTATTGCTATCTCCTACATACCATTGCGGTTGGTTTTCTATTGGCAAAATATCCATAGCTTGTTCTCTATTGCTATCAATTTGCTCTTGTCTTATGTCTATGCCTGTGTATCTATAACCCATATAATTCGCAACTATTCCACGTACTGAACCACCTGCGAATGGGTCTAATATTTTGCCTTTTTCTTTACAAAACCAATGATATAAAACTTCGCATAAAGCTGGGTCGAATATTGATGTATCTGGTGGCAATTTATTATCATTTAGTTTATTATCACACCAATTTTTAAAATTAAATGTAGTTGCTTCCCTACCAACTTCACTTTTTAATCCTTTCCCAATCCAAAGGCGTTTTCTCTTTTGCCAATTTCCACTTTTAGTGTCTAATATACTAAACGGTGGCTCAATGAATTTATCTCTTAATAATTCATCTTTTACAATTTCATTTCCGAATAAATCTACTTCCATATTTTAGTGTTTAAAAATTAATGATTTAATGATTGCCCACGCACAAAAAAATAAAACAAACAGCGTATAACAAGGGCTATACAAAAGAGGCGGTTTAGTGCTTCGTATGTGCCTTTGTGCTTGTATCAACATTCGTTTTTCGTTCATAGTTTTGTGTTTTAATTCGCCTCCTTCGCATAGCCCCGAACCGTTAGTCGCCATTGGTTACAATTTCTACATCAGCCCATGCAACAAGATGTACCCATTCATCTTTTGAGTTTTTGCAGAGCGAATACATCCCGTCTATGTGGTAAAATTGTAATACTTCATTGGTCTCAATTTGCGGGGCATCGGGTGGTATTCTTATATTGCCCAGCACTTTAATCTTTGTATTTCTCGGTACATTATATAATTTCATTTGTGTTTTTCTTTTTTTCTTTTTTCTCTTTCTTTTCTCTCTTTTCTCTTTTTTTTTCTCTTTCTTTTTTCTCTTTCTAATTTTTTCACAATTTAATAAATAATAAAAAAAAAGCAAGAGGGAAAATGAAAAACCTCTTGCTTAAATTTGCGATTCATAAGGTAGGGGAATCGCAACAGCGAATAAAAAATGCGATACAAGTTATGAATTTTATTTATCAAAGTCAAACTATTGCAAAATAATAAAATAATAGTATATTAATAATAGATTTTTTAAATTAGGTTAATTATGGAAGATAAACTAGAAATAAAGAGGAAGCGTGGTCGTAAAGCTTCTCCAGAAAAAGAAACTAAAAAAAGAAATTTTTTAGAAATATTAAAAAAGAATTTGGGAAATGCTTCTAAAACAGTTGAAGAAACTGGTATAGATTGGATCCAATATTATGCGTGGAAAAATAAGGACAGAGATTTTCAGAACGAACTAAAATATATTCAAGAAGAAGTCGTTCCAGACCATTTTGAACAAGAAGCTATTGAGTTGGTGCAAGAAAAGAGACAGGGTGCAGCACAGGTGATTATGTTTATGCTTAATAGTAAAGCAAAACATCGTGGGTATTCGTATGGTAAACAGGTAGAAGAAAAAGAGCCGAAACCGAAAGACATGAAAAAGGCGAAAGAGATGTGGGAAAAGACTTTCGGGAAGATGCCTGCCACTAGTCCAAAAATACATAAACTAAACGTGAATGGGTCGGCATAAAAATTTAATCAGTAGTTATTTTTATAATTATCAGCGTAAATTTTGGGCGGATAGGTCTCGATTAAAGATTTATAATAAATCGAGACAAATTGGAATATCTTTTTTATTGGCTTGGCAAGCTGTAATGTCGGTAACATATAAGGGGCAAGATTTCTTATTGGCATCATCGTCATTAAGACAGTCAAAGGAATTAAATTACAAATGCAAAAAGATAATTGATTTTTTAAAAGCTAATGTCGGATTAAATATTCGACTTGGGACTAATAACAAAGAAGAAATAGAGGTGATAAGACCTGGATATAGTTCAAATCGGATATTTTCATTGCCCTCTAAACCAGAAACAGTACGAGGTTTTGCTGGGAATGTCGCATTGGATGAGTTTGCATTGCATAAAGACGATAGAGAAATATATGCGGCGTTGTTGCCAACAATCACAAGAGGATTTGAATTGAGTATTGTTTCAACTCCATTAGGGCAATCCAATTTATTTTATGAAATATTTACAAGGCGTGATTTATATCCAGACTTTTCTATTTTTCAAACCACAATTTATGATGCTGTGAAAGATGGTTTCGATACAGATGTAGAATTTCTCAAAAGAAATGTTGATAGTGAAACTTGGGAACAAGAATATTGTTGCCAGTTTATTGATGAGTCGACTGCATTTTTCCCTTATGAATTAATAAGAAGTTGTGTAGGTGAGTGTTCGATAATGAACGACTCGCCAAATTTTTTAGGCGTAGATATAGGATTAAAACATGATAGGACAGTAATAACAATTTTATCTAAGGTTGGTGACAAATTAAAAATAAAACTACAAAAAGTTTTACATCGTGAACCATTTCCTAAACAAAAAGAATTAATCAAACGATTAGCTAACGAAAATAATGTGGTGCGGGGCTATATAGACGCAACGGGGATGGGAATACAGCTTAGTGAAGAATTAAAGAACGATGTGTTAAGACCCTTCTCATTCTCGTTGCAGTCTAAGGAAAAATTAGTAACTCAAATGAAAAAGATATTTGAAGGTAAAAGGATAGAGATTCCTGATGACAGGGAATTAATTTCCAACATACATTCAATAAAAAAAATAATTACTTCATATAATAATATCCGCTTTGATGCGGAGAGGGACAAGCGGGGTCATAATGATATGTTCTGGTCATTAGCACTCGCAGTCGAAGCGGCAAGACGCCCAACAACAACTACAACAACCACAAAATTAATATAGGTGTAATATGGAAATATTAAAAGAATATCCAGTTGGGCAAGATGCCGTAAAGGTAACAAATATATTTAAGAATGTTTTACAAGGAACATTAAACTCATCAGAAGATGCGAGATTGGAATTATTCCAAAATATGCGAACTTTTTATGATGGGGATTATGAAGGTATCGTAGATATTCTGAAAGATGATTTGTTAAATAAACCATTTAGTCAAAAAACATTATCAGAGACAAGATTTCTTCATATAGACGTAATCCAAAAAGTTCTTAATAGGTTGACTGCTGGGATTTATGATAAGAAACCCATTAGGCAATTATTTGTCGACGGCAAGCCGTATAATGAACTAGAAGAAATTTTAGATTATATAGACTTTCACCAAAAAGTAAAAGAAGCATTGCGTAAAGCATTATTTTTTAATTTATGTTTGGTGCAGCCAATTGTAAGGGAAAATGAATTTGAACTTGATAATATTACTGGTGATGAATTTGTAGTAACATCTCGGAAAAATTACCTTAAAATAAAAGATATAATATTAGCACGCTCTGATGGGCAAACTATTTATAAAATATTTTGGAGTGACGACAAACATTATTTAATTGGCGATTATGGACAAGAAACGCCAGTTGAGGGCAACCGAAGCATGGTTAATCCATATCGGGAACTGCCATTTTCTGTATTAAGGATTAAAGAGGGGATGGACTTTTTTGGTGAGCCAAATCAATCTTTGTATAATATCCAAAAAGCATTAGACGTTAAATTAACCAATTTAGATATAACAGAGATTCAACAACATTTCGGGGTGTGGTTTGGAGTCAATACAAATTTTCCACAAGACGTTAAATTTTCACCTGGAATATTACATCAGGTTAATGGTTTGCCTTCAGAAGATGTTCCGCCAAGATTAGAAAATATAGTCCCGAATATTGATTGGAGCTCATTAAAAAATAATATTGATTGGATTGTTGATTTAGTCTTAGAGATGGAGGGCATAGCCGACTCTAAATCGGTTACTGGCGTTGCAAGAAAGATAGATGAGCTTGAAATTGAAGAACGAAAGCAAGGGGTTAAAACCAACTTAAAGAAGTTTGAGGTTAATCTATTAAATAAAATCAGAGTAGTCTGGAATTATCACGCAAGAGAATTGGGCAAAAAACCTATTCCTAAGGGTAG